CGACGACAGGCGCGACCCTCCGCCGCGTGACGACCGCCGCGACAGCCGGCGCGATGACAGGCGCCCCGCGCAGGGCGGTGCTGCGGACGATCTGCCGTTCTGAGCCGGTGCGCCGGGTCGGGGCCCCATCATGCGGGGCCCCCGCCGGGTGCACCGCCCGAGATAGGACGACTATGAGCAACGCAATCGCAGAATGGGTCAACCCCGACACCAACCCTCCGCAGGGTTACGAGCGTCCGGCGCCACTCGCCGGCCTCATGCGCGAGACGATGGCGAACGTGCGCCGGAGCGGGTTCGACGTGGCCCCGCCAGTTCCCACGATGGTCGCGCTCATGCACTCCGAGGTGTCGGAGCTTCTGGAGGCATGGCGCAAAGGCAAGCTGAACGAGCCGAGCGACCACGCGGACGCGATGACAGCCGCCGGGTGTCCCGTCATGACGTGCGCCGCCGAGGAGATCGCCGACGTTATCATCCGGGCGTTGAATGCGGCCTATGCTCTCGGTGTCGACCCCGACCGGGCCGTGCACGAAAAGATGGCCTTCAACGCGACGCGCACGTATCGCCACGGCGGCAAGGCAGCGTGATTCACAGGGGCTCTCAGGGCGCGCGAGCGGCCCTGCGCGGGAGTCGTGCTCCCGGAGCCCCGCCGGGTGCACTTTGGCACTCACCTCGCCGCCGGTCGGATGGTCTCGACACACTGACTGGCCGGCGGCGGGTTTTCTTGCAGCGGAGATAGACACCTTGCGACACCCCATCTTCCGCGCCTCCTTCGACCCCGGCGAGCTCGTCGTGGACAACTTCGCCGGAGGCGGCGGAGCGAGCACGGGCATCGAGACCGCCATCGGCCGCTCGCCGGACATCGCGATCAACCACTCACCCGAGGCAATCGCGATGCACAGCGCGAATCACCGGGCTACGCGCCACTACTGCGAGAGTATCTGGGAGGTCGACCCGCGCGAGGTCTGCGCCGGGCGCCCCGTGGGGCTCGCGTGGTTTTCGCCCGACTGCACGCACTTCTCGAGGGCCAAGGGCACGCAGCCCCGGAAGCAGGAGATCCGAGGCCTCGCGTGGGTGGTGATCCGCTGGGCCGAGACCGTGCGCCCGCGCGTCATCTGCCTCGAGAACGTCGAGGAGTTTCAGACCTGGGGCCCGCTGCTCGCGGATGGCAGGCCCGACACGTCACAGGCAGGCACGGAGTTCCGCGCGTGGCTCGGGGCGCTCACCGCGCTCGGCTACAAGGTGGAGTTCCGCTCGCTCGTCGCCGCCGACTACGGCACGCCGACGACGCGACGGCGGCTCTTCCTGGTCGCTCGCTGCGACGGACAGCCCATCATCTGGCCCGATGTGACGCACGGCAAGGGCCTCTCGCCCTGGCGCCCGGCAGCCGAGGTGATCGACTGGTCGCTCGAGTGCCCGAGCATCTTCGAGCGCTCGAGGCCCCTCGCCGAGGCGACCCTGCGGCGGATTGCGGCCGGGATCCAGCGCTACGTCGTGGACTCGCCAGCGCCGTTCATCGTGCGACACGGCCACTACTCCACGATCACCGGGGCAGGCCTGCGCGAGGGGTGCGGGGCGGGCACGTTCCGCGGGCAGCCGCTCTCGACGCCGCTCGCCACGGTGTGCGCCACGAACGACAAGCACCTTGTCTGCCCGGTGATCGTGCGTCACTTCGGCGGCGCGCGCCCGAGCGTGTCGAGGGGCATCGGCGAGCCCTTGCCCACGGTGACAGCGAAAGACCATCACAGCCTCGCCGCTGCCTTCCTGACGAAGTTCTACGGCACCTCCACGGGCAGCGCGGCTCAACTGCCGCTTCCCACCGTGACGGCAAACAAGCGCGGCGGCGGGCACCTGGCCGAGGTGCGCGCCTTCCTGATCAAGTACTACGGCGCGCAGCAGGGGCAGCAACAACGGCTCTTCGACCCGCTGCACACCGTCACGACGAAGGCCCGTTTCGGCCTCGTGATGATCCACGGTGAGGCCTACGAGATCGCCGACATCGGGATGCGCATGCTGCAGCCCCGGGAGTTGTTCGCCGCGCAGGGCTTCCCGGCCGACTACCGGATCGACCCCGAGTTCAACGGGAAGCCGCTCACCAAGACCGCCCAGACCTCGCTCGCTGGAAACAGCGTGTGTCCGCAGGTCGCCGCGGCGCTCGTCGCCTCCAACGTCTACCCCGCGAGGGCCGCAGCATGACCGCCATCGACCGGATCGCCCACCTCTTGCTCGAGGCCCTGCAATGCCCCGCAACGTCTTCGGATACGCACGAGTCTCCGGCGCCGAGCAAGGCCGACACGGCACCTCGCTCGAGGCGCAGCAGGAAGACATCCGGCGCTATTGCCGCGCTCACAAGCTCCCCGAGCCCGTCTTCTTCGTCGAGATCGAGAGCGCCGCGGGGAAGAAGCTCGAGCGCCGCGTAGAGCTCGAGCGCCTCACGCGCGCCACGCAGCCGGGCGACCTTGTCCTCGCGACGAACGTCCACCGGTGGAGCCGGGACATCCCGCACGCCGTCGCGAGCGTGCGGGCCCTTGTCGCGCGCGGGGTCGATTGGATCAGCGTCCGGGAGAACATCGACGCATCGACCCAACAGGGCGACACGATGCTCGGCTTCATGGCGTGCTTCGCCGACCAGGAACGCCGCGAGATTTACAGCCGCACGGTGGGGACGAGGAAGCAGCTCCGCGACGCCGGGTGCTGGGTGGAGGGGCCGGCGCCCTTCGGCTACGAGGTCGACGCTGCGCGGAAGCTCGTCGTCGTGCCCGAGGACGCCCCGCTCGCGCTGGAGCTCCACCGGCGCGCGAGGAAGGCTCCCCTCTCGGAGCTACAAGCCTGGATGCGCTCGGTGCGCCCGGGCGATTGGGACCGCAAGCGCATCCTCTCGATGCTGCGCGGGAGGATCTACCTCGGAGAGATGCTCCGGAGCGACGGCACGTGGGCGCCCGCGCACCCGCCGATCGTGACCCCCGCCCTGTGGCAGGCCGTGCAAGCCGCGCTCGACTCGCGGCGCCTCGGGGGCCGGCGCCCCGCCGCCGACGCTCGCACGGCCTCCTGGCTCCTCCGCGGCCTGGCGGCCTGCGCCCTGTGTGGCTCGCGCCTCGGGGCCTCGTACGGCGGCCACGGGCTCGACTACTACGTCTGCGGCGCGCGCCTGAGTCGCAGCCGGCGAGCAGGCCAAAGCTGCACGGCGGGCTACCTCCGCGTGCCGGACGTCGACCAGGCCGTGGGCCAGCTCGTGCTCGAGCGCCTCGGCGAGCTCCGGGAGCTGCTCGGCAGGAGCGACCCGCCGCCGGCGCCGACGACGGGGCCGGACTACGCGGCCCGCCGGCAGGCCCTCGAGCGGCGCCGCGAGCGGACCATCGACCTCGCCACGGACGGGACCATCACGCGCGAGCAGCTCCGGGAGCGCCTCGCGAAGCTCGACGCGGAGCTGGCGAAGCTCGACGAGCTCGAGGCCGTGGCGACGCGCGCCGTCGTCGTGCGGCGTCCCGAAGTGCGGCGCGAGGTGCTGGCCCAGGTGACCGAGCTCGCGCGCTCCTGGGGGCAGGCCAGCGTCGCTGTGAGGCGCGAGATCGTACAGACGCTCGCCCGGTCGATCCGGCTCGCGGTGGGGCAGGAGCCCGCCATCGAGTGGGTGCCCGTCGCCGAGCTGGCTGCGGAGGGGCGATGAAGCCAATCGACGAAAGAGCCCGCGAGAAGGACCCCGAACTGCGCGATGAGATCGGCGCGCTTGGCTGGCTGTTCGGCGCCGCGGCGCCCTGTGCGCTCTCCTGGGGATGGGACGAAGAGAGCTTCGTGCGCATCGCGAGATGGTTCTTCCGTCGCGAGGAGAAGCAGAGGAACGGATTCACTTCGGGCGGGGACTGACCATAAGGCAGCCGTGGGCGCGCACTTATGCGGCCCTCCGGTTTACTGACGCGAGGAATCCCGCGGGAAACGCGGGGGAAGGCGAGGAGCGATGGACGAGCATGTGCGGCCGGTGAAGCCCGGCGATCGGGTATACGTGATCCAGAACGCGTGGATCGGGGGGCGCGTCGCCACCGTTATGAGCGTCTCTGGCGATGGCATCAACCCCTGTCCGTGCTGCGGATTCGGGCTCGGGCTGTCGCTCGGCGATCCCAACGTGAGGTACGGTTCCACCCCGGCGGACGTGGTGGTGATCAACGGAGCGCTCGTCGTCGCGGGCGGTGTCTCGTGAGCACGCCGATCGAGCCGCGGCCCGTCATCCCCACCGGATCGCAGCGCGTCGGCGGCTTCGTCGAGTACACGGACGGCCCAGGCGCCGCATTCTCGCAGGACGAGCCCACCTATCCGCCTTCACCGCGCGGCACAGCATTCCGGGCAGCACGGGAGGCGCTCGGCCTCTCTATGGGCACGACGGCGCGACGCCTGGGGATTCGTGTCACTGAGCTGTCCGACATCGAGCTTGGACGGATGACGCTCTCGGCGGAAGACTGGGAACGCGCCAGGGCCATCCTGGAGACCGAGGCCGACGCGCTCGAGCGCCGACTCGCGAGGTAGGCCGCGGCGAGCTACGAGGGGCGATAGCTCTCGAGGGCGCTCCGCACGTCCTCGAGGAAGGCCGCGAGCGGGAACGACGCGCCCGGATCCCAGTGCGTCGAGCGGTGCCACGCCGCGGATACCGCCGCGTGCGTCGTGATGCCGGCCTCGCCGTCGAGGAGCCCCTCCACCTGCACCATCTCGACGGGCAGCCCGTGCCGCTCGCAGATGCCGGCGACGAGCCGAGCGGCCCGCGCGAGCATGCGCTGTGCCTCGGGAGCGGCCCACGCCACGGAGCTCCACCCGGCGCGGGCGCAGAGCTCGACGTGCACGCCGTCGCCGTTCGCCCCGGGCGCGCCCCAGGCCTGATCCTGCTCGAGCACGCACTGCACCGTCTCGTCGGCATCGACCACGTAGTGCGACGACGCCTGCGGAGCGTCGGGGCCGCCGAACCAGGACGCGACGGCGCGTGCAACGCCGGGGCGCAGGTCGTTCTCGGTGGTGTGCAGGACGACGAGCCGCACGGGCGCGATGCGGCCCGCGGTGAAGCTGCGCGCGGGGATGCGCAGGGGCGCTTCCTTGACAGAGCCAGGCGCTGCAAAGCTATCGGTCTGCGGCGCAGAATCTGTCAACTTATCGAGGTCGCCCGCGGGCACTTCCTCTTTCGCGCCCTCGCTGGAGGCGCCAACCTCGTAGACCTCCGCCGCGTCGGCTTCGCGACGGCGGGCCAGCTCGGCGCGCGCGTCGTCGCGGATCTCCTGCTGCGCTGGCTCTGGAGGCGGCGAGGCAGGCAGCGTCCGCGGTGGGCGCGGCGAGCCGAGGAGGCGCAGGGCGACGGCGGAGAGCACTTCGAACAGGGGGGCGAGCCAGGACGGCATCACCGGACACCCCCGAGCGCCCGATTCGCCGCGAGCGCCCGCTCGAGCGCGTCGGGCTCGCCGGCCCGCTCCGCGACGTCGCCCTGGCGCCACGCGACGAGGTACGCCCGGTACATGATCCACGCGGGGGCGTACTTCACGTCCACCGCATCGAGGCAGGCCTCTGCGGCGTCGCTCGTGTCGAGGTCGAGGCACGCCCGCGAGGCGGCGCCGTAGCGCGCTGCAAGGATGGCGTGCGCCTCGGTGCCGGCGACGGCCGATGCGTCGAGGACGTCGCGCGCGGTGACTCCGCCGCAGCCCATGAGGAGCCGGGCAGCCATGAGGAGCAGCAACAGGCCGAAGAGACCCGCGGCGATGCGCCCGGCGGAGAGGCGGCGCCGACGTGCGCGGGCCTCGTGTACGACGCGCCTGGCGTCGCTCATGCTATTGTGGTGTTCCAACTGCCACTCTCCTTTGAGGTGTAGAGATGTCGAGCAAGCCCGATCCGGTAAAGATTCAGACCACTGCCGGGGGCGTCATCCGCCTGTGGAATGACCAGATATCGATTGAGGACAGCGGTGGAGGCTCCGTCATCACGGTCTCGCTGGAGGATGAGGTGAAGCTCCGTGATGCGCTGAATGCGTCCATCGAGTGGCGGAAGAGCAACCAGCCCCCGCCCACGAAGTAGCCCCGCCGCCCGCGCACCGCGTACCCTCGCCGCGTGCCCGTCTCGCCCCTGCTGCAGCTCGCCGCCGACCTGGCCTCGCTCCCCGAGGTCGCCGCGGCCGCGCTCCTCGCCTCCGCTGCCCAGCGTGACCGCACCCTCCGCCCGCTGCCGTACCTGCTCGGGGGTGATGTCCTGTGCGACGTCGCGCAGCGCCTGCTCGCCATCGCCTACGCCGGCCCCGCCCCGTACCAGGGCCGCGACCTCGCCCTCTACCAGGTCGCGCAGGCTGCCCATCTGGCGTGGCCCGCGGGCGCGCTGGGCCTCGCGTTGTGGGCCTTCGCGGCGCCTCGCGCGGCGTGGCTCGCGCTGCCTGCCTGGATGCTTGCCGTCGTCGCAGGGCTCGCCGTGGGGCAGCCCCCGAGCGGCGCAGACAGCCCGATCTATCTCGCCGCCCAGGTCGTTGCCGTCGTCGCAGGCCTCGCGGTGTGGCGGGGCCGCAGGCGGCCCGGGTTGCTCGCCGGCTGCGCGCTCATCGTGCTGCTCGGCGAGCTCGCGGTGCTCTTCGCGCCGTACCTCGTCGCCCCGCTGCTCGGCGTGCAGGCATCTCACGCGTGGGCCTTCGCGCTCGTGCCTCGGTGGGCCGTCTGGCTGTCGCTCTGCGTGGTAGGCTGGCCGACGTGGAGGCCTTCGTCGTCGTAGCTCTCGCCCTCGGCTGGGCAGGCTCGACGGCGGCGCTCCTGCTCGTCGCCGCCCGGCTCCGAGGTGTCGAGCGCCGGCTCGGGCGGCTTGAGACGCGGGCGCATACCGAGTCGGGGCGCGTACTGCATTAGCCGAGCGCGGCGTGTGAGGCGGGCGCAGCCTCGTAATCGCCGCTCTCTCGCGCCTCCGGAGGCTCGCTGTCGGCCGCCGGCGGTCGGAAGGTGGTGCGCAGGCGCGCGCAGGCGTCGTCGTACGCGTCGAGACGCGCGAAGTACTCCGCGCGCAGGGCTGCGATCTGCTCACGGGCCTTCACGGGCGCCTCCCGTTCGCAAGCCGCTCGATGGCGGCCGTGTGGTCCTGCAAGGCCTTCAGCGCGGGGAGGATGGCGCGCAGATCCTCGACGCGAGCAGCTCGCTCGGTGGTGAGGGTCCGCCAGAGGACGCCGGCCGCGAAGCACGCCGCGGCCGCGAGCGCGCCAAGGCCGACCTGTTGGAGGATGACGGCGAGGTCCATCACGCCCCCGGCACGAGCTCGGCCATGAGGGTCTCTGCGTCGATTACCGTATACGTCGTGGTCATGTGGGGCTCCAGTCTGCCGGTGGGAAGAAAGCCCCGTCTCCCGCCGGCGCAGGAGACGAGGCGGTACTTCAAGCCGGCGGGTCCGGCGGAGGCGCCGACGCGACCTTGCAGCCGTCGCACTGGTAGCCCGTGGGCTGCGTCGTGCCGGGCATGGCGACGGTTGCGATGATTCCGTTGTCCCACCCGGGATAGGCGGAGTTGTTCGCGTGATTGGGGTTCTGACACGTGACCTGGTAGGTCGTCATGACCGGAGTTGCTCGAGGCATTTTGTTTCGTCTCCTGCTTTGGTTGGCCGCGTCACTGCGGCGTGATGTAGTAAACGTGACCGGGGGCGCCGTCCGAGCCGGAGACGCCTGTCCCTGTGTGCCCGCCGCCCGTGCCGCCGAGGACTTCCTCGACGCCGGAGCCCGTGAAGAGGGGAGTCACGACGTGGATGGTGCCGCCGCCGCCGCCGCCGCCGCCGCCGCGGTTGCCTGAAACGGGCGTGAAGCCGTTGCCGCCGTTGGCTTGGATCTTCCCGTTGTTTTCCAGCCACGCGGTGACCAGCGAGACGCAGCTCGCACCACCTCCGCCGCCGCCGCCCGCGGTGCCGTCCCCGCCGCCGCCGCCGCCGCCCGTGCCGCCCTTGAAAAGTACCGTGCTCGCGGCCGTGGATGACGTGCCGAGCAGGCCAATGATGAGCGAACCAGGCGATGCGAATCCCGAGGTCGGAGCAGTGACGGTGCCGCCGCTCCCGCCGGCGCCGCCAGACCCCGAGCCGCCGTTGCCGCCGACGCCGCCGTAGGCGCTCGTGAGGCCAGAGGGGGTCCCGCCGCCGCCGGTGCCTCCGTTGCCGCCCTGCGTCGACCCACCGATCGAGTTGGCTCCGCCGCCAAGCCCGCCGGTTGCCGAGGTCGCATCGACGCCGTTGTTTGAGATCACACCGCCGACGTCGATCTGAATCTTAACCGCGGCCGAGACCCTGAAACCAGCCGTCTTGAGGATGCCAGTGCTGGTGACGATCAGCGTCCCGTAGCACATGTCCTTCGTAATCGTGGCTGTGCCGCTGATCGTCGCGTCGCCATCGATGGGGTCGCAGAATGCCACTGGACCGGTCGCTCCCGTGACGCCGGCAGCTCCCGTGCCGCCGGTGGCGCCTGTGGCCCCCGCAGCGCCCGTGTCGCCCTTGGGGCCCGTCGGTCCCGTGATGCCCTGTGGCCCTACGTCCCCCTGCGGGCCTTGCGGGCCCGTGGGCCCCGTCCCACCGGTGGCTCCGTCGGAGCCATTGACGCCTACGCCGACCGGGCCTTGCGGCCCTGTGGCGCCAGTCCCGCCGGTGGCTCCCGTGGCTCCGGTCGCGCCCGTGGCTCCGGTCGGACCGGCCGGCACATAGACGGTCGTCCATTTGTTGTCGGGGTCATCGGTCGCGGTGATGCCTCCGCCCTCGAAGTTGATCGCCGCGCGCTCCGCGACCTCGACCCCGGCGACGTAGACGCGCCGGAGCCCGAAGAGCAGCTTGTCGATCCAGTTGAGCTTGAGCGATGCCATGGTTGCCTTTCAGCCCGGCGAGACGTAGCGGTAGAGGGTCGCCGTGTAGGAGACGTGGAGGAAGACGAGGTTTTCCGCCGCGTCATCGACCGCGCCGTGGAGCGCCACGCGGAGCTGGCCAGCCTTGCTAACCGAGCGCTTGAAGGTCAGGGGAAGCGTGCGGATGCGCGGTTGGGCCGAGTACACGACGCCTTCCCAGATCATCGCGAAGCCGCCGTCGACCTGGACCGGGGTACCGCTGAAGTCCTCCCAGATGTGATACCGCATCTTGCCAACGCAATCAGCGTTCGACGTGTTGCCGAGCAGAACGCTGGCCGTCCCGGCCAAAACCAGAACGTCGCCCACTGCTGCGTCGCTGAAGGTGAGCGTCGTTCCGGTCACAGCCGTGTAGTTCGTCGAGCCCGTAATCGTGGCGATGGTCGCGCCGAAGGGAGGCTCGCCATTGTCGATGTTGACCTGTTGGACCTGCACGAGCTTGTCCCGCAACCACTTCGTGTTGTCGCCGATGCCCCCGATGGGGACATTCACGCTCGACGCGGAGCGCGGCGTGACGCTGTCGCTCGGGATGGTGACCGCGTCGACCCAGGTAGCAGTGAGCGTGTGCGTTCCCATCAAGTGATCTCCCAGTAGCGGCAGTCTTCACGACGGCTCGGGACCGCTACGCCCCCGACCACCTTCCACCACTGGCCCCAGAGCCCATCCGGCAGGCCCGGGTCGCCATAGGGCGCCTCCGGGTCGAAGGCCGTGTCGTCGTACGACCAGATCAACGTCACGCCGGAGTGCGCGCCCTTGAATTGCCGCAGCATCGCGACGATGGTCCGCGTGTTCTCAGTGCTCGAGTCCGTCCCGAATGCGCCGTCGTCGCCCCAGGTTCCGGGGTCGCCCCAGAAGGCATCCGTCTCGTACGGGGGCGCGTAGATGACGACCCAGCAATCCCACCAGCGAGCGGAGCCCGAGTTGTTGTCGATGAGCGAGTCCCAGTCCCAGTTGTTGGGGCTCGACTGGTAGCGCTCGATCGTCTTGTCGGGATTCAGCGTAAACCACGTTCCAAGGCGGTTCACGATGCGCACGCGGGGCGCGCCGGGCGCCATGTAGTCGGCCAGGCTCGCGGCGATGCTCCAGGCGTTGCCCGCCGCTCGCCAGTACGTGAGCCAGGCGAGGAGCTGCACGGCGAAGCCCTCTTCGGGCTGCAGGGGCCCGCGGAAGATGCGCCGGTCGCGTCCGAGGTAGCTGAGGGCCGTCGGGGTCCCGACGCCCGGGAAGCGCGCCTGCAGGCCCTCGAGCGCGCCCTGCACGATGGCGTCGAGCGGCGCGGCCCAGGAGTAGAGCAGGCGGAACGCGGCCGTCTTGCCGCTCTCGGGCCGGTCCGAGAACCACGGCGGGATGTACCGCCGGAGCTGCTCGCGAAGCGTCAGGAGAGCCATGGCGCCCTTTCTTGACCGCGCCCGGGCGCGGTGTAGGCTCGGCTCCCATGCGCGCGAGCTTGGCGGTCCTGGGGCTTTTGGTGGGGTGCGGCGGAGGCGGAACGGCCTCCTTCGGCCCAGGCAATGGGCCGGTCGTGGTCTCCGGCGCTGGGGGCTCGAGCTCGACGAGCACCTCCTCGACCTCGGTCAGCTCGGGAGGTGGCGCAGGCGGCGCGGGCGGGAGCGCCCAGCCGTGCGTCGCCTCGAACGAGTGCCCGGGCCCCGAGGACGAGTGCGCGTGGCGGCTCTGCGACGAAGGCTCGTGCTCGGTAGGCTTCGCCCCGACCGGAACTCCCGTGGCCAACCAGGTCGCCTACGACTGCACCACGAACGTCTGCGACGGGGCCGGCAACATCGTGCCCCAGCTCGACCCCGCCGACGCGACCTCGGACGACGACGACTGCACCGCCGACCGCTGCACGAGCTCCGGCGTGACGCACGATCCGGAGCCGACCGGGACAGCGTGCGCGCAAGACGATGGGCACCTCTGCCAGGGCGGCGCGTGCGTGCCTTACATCCCTGTGTCTTGCTTCACGGGCGCATTCCTTCTCGTCAGTTGCGACGGAGCCAGCCATGTGGAGGGCGACATCACGTGGGAAGGCGGCACTTGCACGGGGGTCGCTACTGATGTCGGGTACTGCGCCCCAGGCACGCCGTGCGTCATTACCTGGCAGCCGTCTGGCTTTGATGTTGCCGGTGTCTGTCAGTAGCCTCATGACACCACCGTGACCTGCTCGACGAGCAGATCCGCCAGGACGTACGACGGCGTCGCCACAACGCCCTCGCCGATCGTGGTGTCCCCCGCCGGCAAGGTCGGGTCGAACTTGATGATGTACGGACTCGCCGCCTCGATCACGCCGACGAGCGTGTTCCGGAAGAGCTTGCCCGACGGAGCGCCGGTCAGCAGATAGCCTCCGATCGGCACCTTCTTGAACAGGGCCTTGATGGCAGTGTCCGCCAGGGTTCGCGCCTCCGCCTCGCTCAGCGCCCCCGCGCGGTCGACGTAGATCGTCCCGGCGATAGGCACGGGCAGCGCGGTCGCGGTGTCCGTGATGCACGTCACCGGGTTGGGGCAGGCGTATTCGGCGACGTCGTAGGCGACCTTGCCGAGGTCCGTCGCCGTGTCGTTCGCGTCGCCGGCCACCTCGCCGCTCGTCCCGGCGACGTAGACGGTGACAGGCACGCCCGACGACGACACCCACACCCGGTTGACGCCGATCGGTGCGTTGTCCGCGAGGCGCCGCGCGCTCTTCGCGAAGTAGATGTAGGCGGCCTCCGGCCCGAAGGGCGACAGCCGCCCGAGCGAGTCGCGGCAGCGCTGCCGGAGGTCCGGATCGGTCTCCTCGTCGCCGCCGATGAGGGCCGTGTCGTTCGTGACCGAGAGGCCAATGTACGTCGTGACCAGCGCGTCAATCTCGCCTGCCTGCGCCGTGGAGGCCTCGCCCGATTCGAGCGCGCGGACGGCCACCGTCACACCCGTCTCGAGGGCCCCGATGCTGAAGGTCGAGACGTTCGCGTACGTCTTGTTCGTCGTGCTGTTGAGCACCACGAACTCGCCCGGCTCGAACTCGAAGATGCCGCCCTTCGCGTTGTCGACCGTGATGTTGCCCGAGGCGTAGACCGCCTCGAGCCGCGTCACGCTGTAGACGTACCAGGCGAGCAGGGTCAGGTAGATCCCCTCGGCCAGGTCGAGGAAGCCGGCGCGTGTGATGATCGCGACGAGCTCCGTCATGCTCGAGATCACGTGCGCGACGGCGCGAACCAGCACCCTCACGGCGGAGCGCTTCGCCCACGAGTCGACGGGCATGGAGAACGCCTTCAAGAGCGCGAGGAGCGTCGCCTCAATGCTCGCGGGCGGGATCGGGTCTTTGAGCTGGTCAATCGGAAGCGCCATGTCTACACCGTGATTCCAAGGAGGTTGACCGCCGCCGGAGTCGCATCGACACCGAGCTTGAAGGGGCCCGCGCCGGTCATGCCCCGGATCGCGAGAAAGAGCGTGCCGTTGACCACGCCCGACGACGTCACCTCGACGCTCTCCAAGCGCTCGTCCTTCAACAGCTCGCGTTCGACCTCGCCCGGAATGGCCAGGATGCGCTCAGGCGTCATGCCTTTCGAGAGGTAGCCCGCGAGGTCAAGCCCGAAGTCGGGCTCGCCGAGGAGCTTCCCGCGCGGCGTGATGAGCCTGCGATAGCAGTCCTGCGCGACGACGAGCGGGCCGGAGATCTCGCGCATGCCCTCGGTGAGATCATCGAGGCAGTCGAGGTCTATGCCGAAGTCGACAGCCATGTTACTCCGCCTTCACTTTCGACGAGCCGCCGGTGATGGTCCCCGTGATCGGAATGGCCCCTGGCGTGCCGTTGGGGACCGCGGTGAGCGTCCCCGGGCCGGCGTAGAGGAGCGACACGGAAGACGCGATCGGATCGCCCACACGAGCCACGCCCGGCGGCGAGCCGGCGCCCAGTGTGACGAGGTCCGCTTCCTCGCCGATCTGCACCTCGTCTTCGGCGTCGAGCTCGAGGCGCACCGGTCGCCAGCCCGGATCGTCCTTCGTCGCGTAGTGCGTGACGATGGGCTGCGACGGGTCGCCCTCGATGAAGCTCACGAGCACGAGGGAGCCCGGCTTCAGCGCCGCCCACGCGCCCGACACGCCCGGGAACATGGTCCCTGGCAGCAGGTCGGGAAGCCCCGCGAGCCTCCGGACGGCTTGGAGCTGCACGCGATCCGCGCTCATCTCGACGACGCGATACCGGTACGGGAAGGCGAAGTCGGCGCGCGGGAAGGCCTCGCGCGCCATGGCCTGGATAGCACCGAGCAGGCGGCCGAGGTCGCTCATGACGGGAGCTCCCGGACCCACGCGCTCGCACGCATGGCCCCGCTCGAGGCCTCGAGGTCGAGGTCGCGCACCTCGAGCGGCCTCGCGAGGCGCTGGTCGCGCAGGACGGTCCCAGGCTGCGCCGCAGCGGGGTTGTCGATGGCGAGCCACGCCACCCGGGCCCGCGGGTCGTAGTCGAGCAGCTCGACGCCGGCGCCGGCCTCGCGCAGCGCTCGAGCGCCGAGCCCGGTCACGCCGTCAAACCCGACCCACCAGGGCGTCGACGAGGGCAGGACCTGCGCGAGGATGCGCGACGCGGGCGCCACCTGCCGAAGGAAGTCGACCCCGAGACGCGTGGCGTCGACGTCGGCCGAGAGCGTGAGCGTCTCCCCGACGTCGCGCGCGAGGTCGGCGAGGACCTTGGCCCGCTTCACCCCTGCATCGTTGTGGTAGGGCCGCAGCTTCACAGTCGACTGCCACCCCATGGCGCCGCCCACGACGCGGTAGAAGCGCTTGGCGAGCCCGAAGCGGCCCGAGCGCTTCGGGTCGACCGTGCCGCGCAGCTCGGTGCCTCCGATGCGCAGCACGACGGCGCCGGCGAGCTCCGTGTCGTCGTCGACGTCGACCTGGGCGACCCAGATGCCGGCGCGAGGCGCGCGGAGCTTCGCCTGCGTCGCGCGGAGGCCAGCCAGGGAGAGGAGAAGCTCTGTCACTTGCCGAGCTCCTTCACCTGCTTGGTCATGTCCTCGATCATCGTGTCGTACTCGTCCTGCGCGCTCGGCTGCGCGCCGCCCGAGCCTCCCGAGCCGGAGCCGGCCTTCGAGCCCGCCGGCTTCCCGGTCTCGGCGACGGGGGCGCGAAACTGCAGAAAGACGATGTCCTTGACGAACAGGCCCGCGTCCGCCTGCGTCCACTGCTTCTCTTCATCGACGACGACGGCGCCGATCTTCAGCTCCTCGAGATAGGGGTGCGAAATGTCCAGCCCCTTCGTCTTGTCGCTGGTGTCGAGACGGAGCCACCACGCCTGCCAGCTATCCCAGATGTCGAGTTGCCCGTCCGGCGGCATGTCGTCCCAGACGAAGAATCGGACGGTGAACTTCGCCAGGCCCTCGCCCGTGTAGACCACCGTGGCGCCCGTCAGGCCGTGGCCCTTGCGGATGTCCCACTCGTACTTGCGCCCCGCGCCTGAGACCTCGCAGAGCCCCGGCGAGGGGTCGCCGACGAGCACGATGGAGTCGAACGCGTCGGCGTTCCGGAACGGGTTGATCACGTCGGCACCGGAATGCCGCCCTCGGTGGCCGCGCCCTCGATCTTGTCGACGAGCTGCTGCAGGAAGCTCGGCTCTTTCAGCTCCTCGGCCTTCGATACGCCCGAGATGTTGAAGATGTACGTGTTGCCCGACGAGCCCTGCGCGGAGCCGCGCGCGCCGCCGGAGGCCTTCGAGCCCGCCGCGCTCGGCTCCATCTCGCTCGGGATGGAGACCATGCGCCCGACGGCGTCCTCGACGTCAGGCGTCCCGAGCTCGACGCCGTGCACGACGCCCTGGGGCGCCGTGATGCCCACCTTCCCGAATGCGCGGCTCGGTGAGTGCGAGTCCCAGGTGGAGCGCAGCGCGCCGAGCGCAGCCTGGCCGAGGCCCCGTACCGCCTCGACGACGCTCCCGATCTTGCTCGTGATGCCGCCGATCAGGCCGTCGATCAGGTCCCCGCCCAGGCTGGCGAAGTCGAATCCGGCGATCGTGTCGTACGCGCTCGAGAACCACCCGACGAGGGCATCGAAGGCCGCGCCGGCCTGCCCGATCACCTCGAAGAGCGCCACGAACGGCTTGATGAAGATCGCGTAGAGCCCGTAGAACAGGCCCGCGACGACGCCCACCACGGCGATCAACGCGTAGAACACGACGATGCCCGTCTGAATGGCCACCTTGACGCCGTCGATGCCGCTCGTCGCGTCGCCCCCGAAGGCCTCGCGGAAGGCGTTCCGGACCTTCAGCACGACGATCACGAGCCCCAGAGCGCCGATCACCATGCCGCGGAAGAAGTTCGAGGCGGTCGACCCCTTCGAGCCCAGCGCCTCGAAGAGGGGATTCAGCGCCGTCTCGCTGATCGTCTTCAGCGCGCGGCCGCTCGCGGTGCTCTGATCGAGCAGGCCGAGGACGCGCGACATGCCCTCGAGAAAGCCCTCGATCTTCACGCCCGCGAAGATCCGGGAGACGTTCTCCTTCGCGCGCGAGACCTGGAAATTGAAGTCGAGGAGCTGCGCGCGGGCGATCTTGCCGAACTTCTTCGACACCGCGGCATCGAGCGCCGCGAGGCCCTGCTCGACGCTCACCTTGCCGGTCTTGATGGCGGCCTCGGCTGCCGTGAACCCGATCCCGAGCTGCTGCGCGAGCGCGCCGGCGACGTCGCTCAAGTCGACGCCCGTGCCCTTGAAGTCGAGCGCGCCGGCCATGAACTTGCCGGCCTCCTGCGCCTTCACGGCGAGGCCCTGAATCGCCGAGCCCGCCTGGTCGCCCATCGTCGCCGCGGCGACCGCAGCGGCCGACAGCGCCGAGCTGAGGGCCGCCCCGCCGAGCTTCCCGCGCGCGAGCGCGAGCGCCATCTCGTCGAGCTTGGTGCGAGCCAGGGCGGCCTTGCCCGCCGCGACATCGACTGCGGCCCCGAGCGCGGCCGCGCCGGCGGCGCTGCCCGTCGAGGCCTCCGCAAGGAGCCGGGCAGAGCGCGCCGCGCCAGCCGCCCCGAGCGCGAAGGACATGACCGACGCGACGGCGGCCGCGACGGCGATGGCGAAGACGACGGCGAGCGCTGCGGCGAGCACGAAGGCGCCTGCAAGCCCCGCCTTGCCCACCGCCTGCACGGCCTGATTCGCCCGGCCGGCGAGGGCGCCTATGGGCCCGCCCGTCGCCTGCAGCGACTGCAAGAGCCCCGAGACCCCCCCGCTCGCCTCGCCTGCACCTTGCGTGACCTGCCCGAATGCGCCACCCAGCTTGACGTACGACTCCTGCGCAGCGCCCAGGCTCGCCTTCTTCGCGGCGAGCTGGTCGCGGAGCTCGCGGAACGTCTCGACGTTCACGTTGCCGGCCTGCTGCAGCCGCTTCAACGCGGTCTGCAGCTCGTTCACGGCCGCCTGGTCGCCCTTCATCTGGTCGCGCAGGCGCGAGAGAGCCCCTTCGAGGTCCTGCGCTGGCGCAGCACCGTCGACACCGAGCTCGATCGCAAACCTGGCTTCCTGGTCGGCCATCTCCCTGTCAGCTCCGCGCCTTTCGCAAGGCCTCAAGCTCCGCCTGAATGCGCCGGAGCTGCTGAATCAGAACCACCCCACCCGTGACGCGCCGGACGAAGTCCTCTTCGGTCCGGGGCTCGCCGCCCTGGAAGAGGGCGACGAGCGACTCTGCTGCAATCCCGTCGTCTCGCCGTGCGTCTTCGGCGAGACGGCTTATTTTCCCGACAGCTCCTTCAGGCGCATCCCGCCGAGCTTCAGCACCTCGGTGGCCGCTGCCACGACGATGATCGGTCGGTCGGCCGCCATCGCATCGAAGGTCGCGAGATCGGGATGCACGATGCAGGGGCGCACGAGCTGCCGGAGGTTGTCCGAGGTCGGCTTCTCCCCGAACTTGTCCTGCCACCAGCGGAGCTTGACGCCGTCCGGCTTCTTCACGACCAGGAGACCGTCGATGGTGTGCACCGCAGCGATCGCCTTGTCGACGGAGCCGTACTGCGCCTCCAGGTTGGCCATCGTCGCCTCCTCGGCCGCCTCGCGCTTCGCTTGCTCGATCTCCGCCTTGAGCACCATGGCCCGGCGCCCCCGCTCGCGCTTCGCCTCCGCCTCCGCGCGCGCGTCCTGCGCCACCGCGAGCTGCGCCTCGAGCGCCCTGATCTCGTCGGCCTCGAGGTCCACACCGTTTGCCTCGGCCGAGGCCTTCAGTCGCGCATCGAACTCCGTCGTCTCGTCGCTCATGGGATCAGAACCTTCCTGCCCTGTTGTCGAACAGGGTCATGCCTTGGATGTTGGGGGTCGAGAGCTTCGCGTACTGGACCGTGATCGGGATCTCATCGATCAGACCATCCGCGCCCGGCGCGGCGGACACCTTGCGCCCGGACACGAGGCAGTTGAAAAGCTCCTCCGTGACGGAGACGTCATCCTCGACGTATTGGAGCGAAAAGTAGAACGGCGTCTTTCCGTAGTTCTTTCCGGTCGAGCTTTTCGAGGCGAGCATCTCGAGAAGCGCGAGCGCGGAGGCCTTGTAGAGCTTGATACTCGACCCCTCGACGCTGTACCCGCCAGTCGTGATGCCCCGGGGGGCCTGGTCACGCCCGAGCCCGCGCGCGAAGCTGCGCTCGAGCTTCTCCTCGTAGTCGATCCCCGTGACCCCGAAGAGTTCCTCGTCGAGCACCTTCAGACTGATGCTCGCCCAGACGATCTCCTCGCCGTTGCGCCTAAATACGTCCTTGCCAGTCGCCATGTCCCGCTCCTCTCAGACCGTGATAGTCGCCGCGGCCTTGTCGCTGGCGACGAGCGCCGTCGTGCCGGTGGCCTGCTTGATGTAGATCAGCGGCACGACGCGGGTCTGCCAGGTGATCTCGCCCGTCGTGAGCACGTTGTCCGTGCGCGAGAGGGTGAAAGCCGCCGACGACGTCTTGCGCGTCCCGACGAGCTCGCGGACGAGGCGGCCGTTCACCTTGCCCTCGATGGCGAGTGCGTCTTCGGGGTTGATTCGCCCCGTGCCGTCCGTCTTCGCTCGGAAGCCCTTGGAGAGGATCGGCTCGAGCTCCTCGCGCACGATGGTGCACGCCACGTCGATCACGCGCCCGTGCTGCGCGTACAGGAAGTCGCTGCCGGCCTCGGAGAAGAGGCGCGGGTTGTTCACGTAGACGCCCGTGCGCCCTTCCCACGAACGCAGCGTGGTGAAGCGCGCGTCGTCGAGGCCAGGGCTCTGCCGCTCGTCGTGCTCGTCGGGGTTGCCGTTCGTGTCCTTGATGAAGACGCCCGGGAGGCGGTACGCCAGCTCGGCAATGTCGACCTCTTCGCCGACGGAGCAGAGCAGCGGGGCGACGGCGAGGGACGGCGGGCGCCGGTACCGGCGGCGCTTCCCGATGCTCGAGTCGATGTTCGCCGCGCCGGCGCAGAGCACGGTGCGCGGCGAGGCGCTCGAGCTGAAGACGCCGTCGACCGAGGCCAGGTATGCCGCCTCGGTCTCGCCGGCGTCCGGGAGCCGCACGTGGGCGACGCAGCGCCTGTTCTTCCCGCCCGTCGCCATCGCCTCGAGCTTGGCGTCGAGGGCCGAGAGGTCCGACGAGCCCAGCGCGCCGTAGACCTCGAGCAGCGTCCACGCGCCCGTGTGCAGGCGCAGCGCCTCGAGCGCCTCCGCCAGGTCCTCAGCGTCGCCCTGGGGGGCCGTGGTGAGGACGGTGAAGACGTCGCCGGCGACGAGGGTCCCGCGCGAAGGCACAGCGGCGGCCGTCGTGTTCGTCGAGTCGGCGCTGTTGTGCGCCGTGGCGTCGGCGAGGTGCGCGTTCCACGCGGTCTTGTAGGCGGTGTAGTAGGTGATCGACGCCTGCCCCGTTGTCGGCGCCGTCACTCCAACCACGTTGGTCACGTCCGCGCTGTTGTGAGCCGTCAGGCTCGCGCGATGCGCCGTGTACGCCGCGTCGATGAGGGTGAAGACGGCAATGGCCTGCGCGTTCGTGCTCGGGACGCTCGAAGCCGCCAGCGCCACCTGCGCCGAGCTCGTGTCCGCCGCGTCGTGCGCGACGATGTTCGCGAAGTGCGCGAGCGCGTCGGCGCGCGCCTCCACGGCAGCGGCGACGAGCGCGCCGGTGGGGGGATTGAGCAAAAAGCCGACTCCGCTGCTCGGGAGCGCGAGCGCGTGGGCCGCGCCGAGCGCATAGGGCCCGTGCGTGGTCGCCCCGCCGTCGAGGGAGTAGGTATACGCCCCGCCGGCGACTCCCACGGTCGCGCCCGTCGTCACGGTGACGACCGCCTCGTAGTCGTCCTGGGGGACCTGCGCGGAGTCGACCGCCGGCACGCACGTCCCGGTCACCTCGGCGACGTCGATCGCATCGTACGCCCCGGCCGTCGTCACCCTCGAGCGGATGCACTTGACCGTGAGGCCGTAGCGCTCGATCGCGTAGCTGGCGCACTCGACGAGCGGGCCGTTCGTGAACTCGTCGGTCACCTGCTTGATCTCGGTGAAGTTCGCCGGGGTCACGAAGTCGCCCGCCGCGGCCGTGGCGACGATCGCGAGGACGGCTTCCGCGGGCGCGCGGATGCCGAGCTGGTTGTCGAGGATGGTGTTGGAGAACCTGGGAATCATATCACCTCAGCAAACAGGCTCTTCGGAGCCCGAAGGACCGACGAACAGGACCGGGCCTGCCCCGGTGACAGCGCCCGTGTCCGGCGCCTCTACGCCGGGCACTGGCTGGCAAATCTCGACGACGAAGACGATCTCGTACCCGAAGCGCCTCTCGACGACGGCGCTCGTGTTCCGAGGCCGGCGGAGCTTGTACTTGCCGGACGCGAAGCGCTGAATCGAGCGCACCACGCTGTGGTGCAGACGGATGCACGCGTCGAACTGCTTCCGCTCATCCTCAGGCCCAGTGCCATCGTAGGCCCACACGTAGACCCGACCCGAGTTGGTCAGCTCCCAGATGACGCGCGGGTTGCCGCCAGGCGAGCGCGACGGAGCGTAGTCGCCCAGGCCGCCGTCGTCGTCAGGCACGAACACGACGCGGTTCGCCCGGCCGGTGCCCTGGTTGATCTGCTTGCCCACCTCGCGCGCGCCGAACGCAACGACGGTGCCGGGGCTGTCGGTCTCGAGGCGCGTCTTCACGCTGTCGAAGAGCTCCGAGAAGATGACGCGGTCGCTCATCGCTGGCCCTTCACCTTTCGCCACGGCTGCACGAAGCCGAGGCGCACGGCATCGCCGATCCTCTTCGGCATCGAACCCATGGGGATGACCCGCCGGGGCGGCTTCCCGGCTGCGCCGAAGTGGTGATAGACCTCCGGGCCTCGCAGGGTGATCAGGATGGTAGTGCCCACGGCACGCACCGTGATCGCGTTCGCCGCGTTCGCCATGGCCCGGCCGCCGTCCTTCTTTCGCGGCGCCCAGGGCGTGCCGTCGGGAGCCTGCCCGGCGGCTGCCGTGGCGCGGAGCTCGGCCTCGACGAGGGGCGCGCCAGCGGCTGCGGCGTCCTTCGGGAGCGTGGAGAGCGACCGCAGCGAGGCGATCATCCGGTCGAGGGCGGAGAAGTCACCCGTCGCCATTGACCGCCTCCGCCTGCACGTCCATCCACGCGTAGGGGCTCGCCTCGGAGTAGCCGAGCGGCCCGCCGAGCGTGATCCCCGAGGTGCCCGTCGTATCCTGTCGCAGGGGCAAGTCGAACAGCCCCTCCTTCGAGTCGGCGGCTTCCTTCAGCTCGGCTTCGGCGCGACGGGCAGCCTCGAGGATGTCAGCGTCCTGCGCGGAGCTCGGGTTCCAACCACGCTTCTTGTACGCCTCCGGCGTCGCCAGCGCGTTCAACCACCGGAGGATAGCCACGGGGGGCGGCGACGCGAAGGACGTCGCGTAGCGCTTGGAAAGGCGACTATCGATGTAGCCCGAGAGGTCCGTCAGGAGGGTCAGCAGCCAACCAGGCTCCGACGTTTCGAGCGCGTCCACGTCCGCGGACGGCATCACCGTACGGAGCTTGAATGCGGCAACGTCGAGGTAGGAAGCCATGCTCTCACGGGGGAAGCCCCGGGCCCGCGCTTTCCGCGAGACACCGGGGCTGTGAGGTGGGAGCCGGCCTGAAGACCGGTCGGTGGATTACTCGGCGTTCGGCTCGAACCGGTGCAGCAGGAAGGGGTGCCCGTAGGTGGCGCCGTTGCGGCCCTTGAACTGCCACTCGAAGGCGTCCATCTGAGCGAGCGTGACGTCGTCCATGTGGGAGTAGTTCGTCAGCGAGAAAGGCTTGCGCTCGCTGTAGATCAGCCCGCCGAGACGATCGTCCTCGACCAGGTCGCACGCGAGGTACCAGACTCCTCGCTCCTCGGCGGCCGTGTGACCGCCGCCCGCGTCGTTCGTGACGGCAGCTGCCGAGGTCGAACCGACCTCGTCAAAGTCCACGTCGATGACCGGCTCCTGGAAGCCGTAGGCCGTCTTGATGACGTTCGACGCCGCCGCAGTCGAACCGCTGCGTACCGGATCGGCATAGCTCTCCGCGCTGAGCGCCTGCACGACGCGGAGTCGCTCGACCTCGCCAGCTGCGACGATGCGGGGCTTCAGCTTGCGATACAGGCCGTCCGGGGCCTTGATCGACGCGATCGTCTTGAAGGCTCGCGCGAGGTTCGTCGCCGAGAACGGCATGTCGTAGTGCAGGTTCGCGTACGTGCCCGACGACGCACCGGCGTAGTGATTGACCGGGTGGACCTTCGAGAAGAAGGCCAGCTCGTCGTAGCACGTGCGCGTCTTGCCCTCCTCCAGGAGCGCGATCGCGCTGAGCTGCGGCCATTCGGCACCGTAGCTGCCCATGTGCGTGGCCCACTGACCGGCGCGGTCGAACGCGCCGCCGTCCTCGATCTCGTCGGTCGAGAGACGCAGCGCGTCGCCGAACCGCTCGACGAGGAACTCCCACGTGACCTCGGTGACGTCCTCGTAAGAGTAGTTCCCGCCGTCGCCGATCGGCCGGATGCGGGCCGTGTTGAGCATCCACTGGACGAGCTCGCGCTTCGTCCCCGCGGAGCGCGTCTTCATGAGGCGCTGCCACCACTGGGCCGCCTTCCGGCGCGCCCAGACGTCGGTCAGCATGTACTCGATGTTGTCCTCGATGCGCCGGACAACCTGCGGCGAAATGACGATGTTCATATCAGTCTCCTCACGCCGCCTTGCGGGTGTACTTCAGCTGCACGTTGTGCAGCAGCAGATCGTCAGTGCCGAGCAGGCCCGCGGTGGGGGTGACCGTGAAGGTCATGCTTCGCGCGCCGACCGGGATGTCCGCCGCCGCGATCGTGAGCGTGAGCTTCTTCGTGGTCTTCGCCGTCGCGTTGCCGACGAGCGCGTCGGTCACACCGCCGGCATTCGAGTCGGCATCATGCAGATCGCCCGCGGCGATCAGGAACGCCGTGCAGGTCAACGTGGTTGCGTCGCCCACCGTCGCGCCAGACTTCGAGCACAGGAACTCGAGATAGGCCGCCGCGGTGTCGTCGAGGTCGGCGGGAAGCGAGACCTCGCAGAGCGAGGTGCCCGGGGTCGCGTCGTTGTTCCATCGAATGCACAGCGCCTCGGAGTCGGCGAGTGCGAATCCGAAGGTCGGCGAACCGGCGCTCGAGAACTTCGCGAGCGGGTCCCCATCGGCGTCGAGAAAGCTCGTGAGCGGGATGTGGACGTAGCCCGTCGCGAGGACCGCGATCTGGTCCTCAGCCGCGTCGAGGCGCACGTCGAGAGCCGTGACCTCAGACTCGCTCGGCAGGTAGCGCGACGCCGGCTCGTACCACACGAGACCGTCCTCGACCTTCCACACGACGCCGGCGACGCTCCGGGACGTGCCCAGGATCGACGCCGTGTTGTTGTCCTTGATGAAGCACACCGAGCCGATGTCGTCCGGCGACACGACGGGGTTCGTCGCGTCGTTCACCATCTTGAGGAGCTCGAACTCCCGGTGGAACAGGACCTCGACGCTCTTCGCGCCCACGGCCCCGCCCGTGTTGTCGACCGTCTCGCCGAAGCGGCCGATCGAGAGCAGGTTCGTCGCCGTCGCGCCGTCGACGACACAGCCCTGATCGTCTCCGGTCTTTGCGATCGCGGCGATCGTCCCCTTGAGCGCCTTGTAGTCGGCGCCCATCTTCAGCTTCAAACGGTTGACCTTCGCGAAGCCGGACGAAAATTCCTTGGTGGTAGCCATCACGCACCCGCCTTCTGCGACACGACGGGGTTGGTCGCGATGTTGCTGAGCTGGAGGCGACCCGTCACCGGGTCACGCGAGACCGCCTGCATCGCGAGCGGCGCGAGACCCATGCGCCGATCGACCTCGGCGAGGGTCGGATCCGTCGACATGGCCCGAGCGCCCGTCGTGGGCGCGGAGCGGCGCGGGGCCGTGGGCGCGCTCGTCGCCGGCACGGTCGCGACGTAGGCGCGCGCCTTCTCGAGCGTGAGCCCGAGGGCGAACGTGCGCTGCACCGAGGTCAGGTGCGCGCCATTCCGGTCGAGGAACGTCTCGACCTTGAAGGCATCGAACTCCGCGCGCTCGACGCTCGCCGGGGCGCCAGCCGCCCGCGTGGAGCCGCCGGCCGGAGCGGCCGCGGGTGCAGCCGCCGGCGTCGCCGCCAAGCTTGGGGCGGGCACCGTGGCGAGGTAGCTGCGAGCAGCCGCCGGCGCCAGGTCGGCCGCGAACGCACGCTGCTCCGTCGTGAGGTGCGCGCCGTCCCGATCGAGCAGCCGCTCGGTCTGCATGCGCTCGAACTCGACGCGCGAGACGATCCCGCCCGAGGCCGCCGCCTGCTGCATGGCCGGCTTCGTCGGATCCACGACGGGAGCCTCCTGCGCCGGGGGCGCCTCCGGCAGCTCACCGCCTCCGCCCGCGGCCGAGCTCGTGACGATGCTTTTCAGGATCTCGGCGCACTTTTCCTTGTCGCCCGCGATCAGTGCTTCGAGCGCTGCCGCAATCAGCTTCGGGTCCATCGAACCTCCCATGCGCCGCACCGGCGCGAACGTCTTCGCGTGAGCCGCCATGGCCCGCGCGATCATCTGGGCCTCTCGGCCCGCACCTCTCGCGACCATCGCCTCGGTGATCGCCCAGACGGCCTGCTCTTCCGCTGCGATCGCCGCCGCGCCATCACTCGCGAGCGGCGCAAAGTGCAGGTGGAGTAGCTCGTGAATCAGCGTCTCTTCAACGCTCGGGTCGCGGCTCGTGACCGGAGTCGCCGGGTCGCGGATCTCGATTCGAGCGCGCTTGGCGTCGACGAATCGATAGCAGAGACCGTAGACCGGCGCGCCGTTCGGCCCCGTCAGGTCGCGCACGTACTCGACCTGCAGACGCCAGTCGAGCAGGCGGAGGTCGCGCTGCCACGTCGCGACGAGCTGAGCGAGGTCCGGCTTCACGCTGCGGCCCTCGAGACGATCGGGCGCCAGCCGACGTGCCACACCGGCGCGCCGCTCGCGTCGAGCTCGAAGTCGCGCACGCGCTCGATGCCGCAAAGCGGACACCGGTTCATCCGACCGTGCTCACAGCGAGGCACGTTGGCCTCGGTCATCTTCGCCGCGAGCGCCGCGACGGCGTCATCGCCGAGCTGCTCCTCGGACGCGTCATCGTTCGCCGGCGTGCCAGCCGGGAGCGCGGGAGTCGGGGCCGGCGCGAGCAGCGGGACCGCGAAGCGCGCGTAGAGCGTCTTCGTGTCGAGGGTGAGGCCATCGGCCTGCGCCTGCGCGCGACACGCCGCGATCGCCGTCGCGGCCGCCGTGAGCGCCTCGGCCTCTTCCTTCCGATTCGCAGGCGGGCGCGTGTCCCACTCGACCACGGCATCCGCCCCGCACCCGAGGGCGTGACGGAGCACGTGGGGCACGGCCTGGGCGTTCAACGTGCCCGCGAGCCCCTGCCCGTCACCCTCGATGAGGTCGCCTCGGATCGTCGCGTGAATGTCCGCGTTCGCGAATCCAGCGCCGCCGGTGACCGTGACGACCTGGCCGGCCGCCGTGATCATGATCTCTTGATTCGAGTCGGCGATCGTCTCTTTGAACGACTCGTAACCTCGCCCGTTTGACTCGATGAGCTTGACGTCCCACCCGATCGGCAGCTCGAAGACGGTATTGACTCCCCACGCGATCAGGCGCTGCAGGAAGCCGACGCGCTGAGGGTCGCTCGCGCCCGGGGGGACGAACGCCGCGCGCGCGGGGTTCGCGAGCTTCCCGTTCCAGTTCTCGCGGAGCATGATGGCATGCTCCTTCGAGACGTAGGCGCGCGCGAGCGCCGCCCAGAGGCCACGATTCCAAGGCTCCTGCCGCCCTCCGGGGGTGTGCAGGATCCACCGCCCATCGCCGGGCGTGATCGGAAGAAGCCCCGAGGTCGACTGGTAGTACCAGCAATCCTCCCACCAGCGATAGCGCAGGAACTCGGGGTCGAGACGGCAGAGCACCGGCCGACCGCACTCGTCCTCGATGAACTCCGCCACACCGACACCGAGGACGATCCCGTCGGCGTCGAGCAGGGCGAGCTCGGAAGGGGGGAAGTGCAGATCCCACGCACCGGTGCACCCCTCGGAGCCCTGCAGGTACGTGCACGCGTCCAGGTCCCCCGAGAAGCGCTTCGGCAGCCGCACGAGGCCGTTCGTCCGGGTGCCCATGAGACCCTGATAGGTCCCGTCGCGCCCGAGGGAGCGATAGAGCCGCCCCGCTTTCGTCAGGTCGCCAGACGCCGCGATGTGCTGCGCAGACTCGACGTCTTTCTGCAGCCAGCGCGTGACCGATACCGGCTGCGGCGTCGAGCGCTTCCGACGCCGACGCGACGTCCCGTTCCCGGCGGAAGGGGCCGAAGGTCCAGGGCCCAGCTGCGCCACGGCCGCTCGTCGCGGGCGAACCCACGAGACCAGGCCGACAACGAAGGAGCGGAGACCCACTGTGTGGGCAGCCTGTACGAACCGAGTGCTACAAGTGTAGCAAAGCGACGGCGCCGTTAAATTCCTGTTCCCAGAGCTCCGGCTCGATGCCGAACTCGCGCCTCATCGCAGCCCGCTCGTCCCCGCCCGGACGACGCTGCCCCGTCATCCAGTGCCCGACCGCCGCCCGTGAGCGACGAACACGCCGAGCGATCTCCGCCTGCGAGAGGGCGAGGCGCGACAGCGCTACAGCCCCTTTGGTGCGATCCATCATCCACCTCCGGCGTACGGATCGATCCCAGTGGCATACGGGTCGATCTCCTGGTCGTGCTCCTCGAGCGCCTCGGTCCCCTCGCGCTGCTCGCGAACGAAGGCCGCCGGCTCGTGCGCCGACAGGATGCACGCGTCGGCTCGATCCGTGGAGCGCTTTAGCCTCTTGCGAAGCTCGTTCTTCCGCTCGACAAGGCGCCTCTTCTTTTCGTCGTAGGCCCACGATGGCGCGGTGAGCTCGGCGGGGAGCTTGCGGTCGGAGGGTACCGCGCCGCCGTCCTTCAGCCACCCGGCGAACCCGAACCACATCTGGTCGCGCACGAGGGGGTATTCGCGCGAGAGGCTCGAGCGCTCCCCGAAGTGGACGCCTACCACCTCGATCTCGCCGGCGTACTCGGGCGCGCGCAGCGCGCCGTAGACGGCGAGGCCGATCGTGCCGCCGGCGTCGACCTTCACGACGGCTTTCGGCTCGCGCGGGGCCCGATGCCTGCGCACGACCTGCATCGCGCGGCGCGCGGTTTCCCGGGCGTTCTGCTCGACGCTCACGTCCGGACGTCCCGACCACGCCTCGAGCTCGAGGATCTTCAGGCCGCGTCGCGGAGCGGCGACGTTCTCGTCGTCGCCGGTGCCTGCCACGTCGAGGCCGAGGTGCAGGCGCTCGCCCGCGAGCGTGGGCGTCGTCTCCCAGCGCTTCTCGGCGGCGAGCGCAGCGTCGAGCGTGATGACCTTCTGGCCGCCGCCCTCGGCGAACTCGCCCCTGACTCGCACTTTCCAAACGGCGCCATCGGGGGCATTCCAGTCGAGGCGCTGCTCCTCGAGCCACTCCCGCGTGGCCATGCCAGGGATCACGTCGCGCCCCTCAATGACGTTCGGCGTGTTCTCGCTCGACAGCGAGAAGCAGGCCCAGCCCGCCCGCTTTTCGTGGTGCGACTCGTAGAACGCTCCCTCGTTCCGCGTGCCCTGGCTGAGCATGAGCACCCGCGCATCGCCGCCCGCGAGGTTGCCCTTCGCGGCCTCGAAGATCGAATCCGCGATGCCAGACGCCTCGTCGAAGATGTAGAGCACGCGCCGGCCGGAGATGCCCGCCGCGGCCTCGGGCTTGTCGCTGGTGAAGCCGACCACCTCGCGCATCCCGCTCCGCAGCCCGTTCTGCGGCAATCCGTGAAGCACGCCGTCGAGGGGATGGCGCCCCGTCTGCGACCTGCCCCAGTGCCCGGTCACCTCGCGCCAAAAGACGTCGCGCACCTGATAGAGCGTCACAGCCGTCGACCGGACGCGCGCCTCTTCGTCGGTCGCGAACCACCAGAGGGCCGCACCGCCTGCGAGGAAATCCTTGCCTGTCTTGTGGCCGCTCACCACCGACACGCGAGCGCGGGGCTTATTCAGCGCGCCGAGCACGTCGAGCTGGTCGGGAGAGAGGCGAGGGACCATGAGCACGTCGTAGAAGAACGCGATCGGATCCTCGCGGTACGGGTAGCAAGGCCAGCGCGTCACGAGCTCCTGCGACTCGAGGTCGCGCAGGAGACGCGAGGCGAGGGCCTCGCCCTTCCGGCCCTTCCGAGCCGTCGTCATCGGCCGATCTCCCGAAGCGCCGCCGTTACGCGCGCGCGGCATCCCTCGCAGCCCGACGTCACCTCGCGCACGAGCGCGCGAAGCTGCTCGACTTCTTCGACCGTCGCGGTCCCGCCCGCCGTGATGGCACCCGCGAGCGCCTTCGCTTCGCCCTCGAGCAGCCGCCGCAGCGACTCGGCCGACGTGATCGCCGTGCCGCCGCTCTGAACCTCGGCGCGCAGCGCCTGAAGCTCGCCAGGGATGGCGCGCAGCCGGGCTTGGAGCTCTGCGACCGAAGCCGGCGCGCTCGGAGCCGGGGGCGGCAGTCGAAGCGGCGGAGGGGGCGGAGGAGCGGGAGGCGACGGAGCAGGCGCTCGTCGACGAGTCGGTGCCGGCGGAGAAGGCGGCGGCGGGGCCGCTGCTCGAGATGCACGTCGCGGCGAGCTCGCCGGCGGCGTCGCGGCGGCGCGCCCACCGTCGACCAGGTCCCAGTCGCCGCGCGGCGTCCCGGTCTGCCCCTCGAGCCAGATCCGATCGTCGTCGCCTGGCACGCGCTCGGCTGCAGCCCATCGGCGCACGGTCTCGCCAGCCTTGCCGAGCACGCGACCGGCAGCGCGGACACCGCCCTGCGCCTGCACCCAGGCCGCAAATTTGACGGCGCCGCGCGTCACCGCGTCACCGGTGACGGCAGCGGTGACGGTGACAGTGACAGCGGATCGGCCGAGGTGTCACCGGTGCTCCCGCCCGGACCGGACGCACTCGAAGACGTAC